AAATTAACACAAAATGTTTAACAAATAATCAATTAAATGAATATAACGAAAATGTGAAAGTTGGTGAAATGATAATGAACATGAGTGAAGAAATTAGGAAGAAAGAATTATCTATCATTGATGCAGATCGTTGCTGTCCAATTTGTAACACTGAGTTGAGTCGTGACATAACAGCGAGAGAAAATCATATAAGAAAACATAACAATACAGGTGGTGGCGCAGTATTCACAGATGTAACATCACCAATTGCTTTTGACGACATTAAGGTAGACGAAGAATTATGGAAAAATCAGCCTATTGAGAAAAATTATACAGGTCGTGTTGCAGAGAAATTATTAAGTTGTTTTAACGCGCATGATTTGAAAAGTAAAATAACAGAAATTAGTTATGCTCCCGGTCATTTTGCAAAAATAGCAGATGATGCAAAACTAGATTATCATGGTTATCATTATATAGGTCAAAATGCACTTGAAATCAATTATAAATGTCTGAATCATTATGAATTTGATGATATCAATAATTTAACAGTCACAACAGATGTTTTATTAATCGACATAGGTGATGAAAATACATTTGAAAAAATATCATGTAATTATTTTGAACTGATAAATCGATCTGAATGTAAGAAAGCAATCATCAAGATATTTGCTTTCAAGCAAGAAGCATGCAGAAAACTTACAAATCAGCTAAACTCAATATCATCAAACGTCATAATTAATAAACCGATAACATCTAGAAAGAGGAACAGTGAATGTTATTTGATAATGACCAAAGGTAAACCTAATGTGTTAGGAGTTGACATTACTAGTACGATGGAAGAAATATTAAACCCTTCTAGAGAAGAGGATATCAATTTATACACATTCACAGTTACACATGCTATGATCAAAAATTATGAAGCATCATTATCAAAAGACATGCCCATACATAAAGATATAATACAATACATGGCTGATATGGATGCAAAAGATGACTTTACAATGTCTGTTGCAATTATGAGCGGTTGTGCTGGTTGTGGTAAAACTAAGAAAATTAAATTGACTAAGAAGGATTGTTATGTTGCTCCTTTGAAGCGCGTTAAAGACCAATTTGTAGTTGAAGGAGGTAAGACTTACACACATGACGTTTTTCTTAATAAATTAATTGGTGGTCATACTTTTGATAGAGTATTTATTGATGAATACACTCTATTACCAAAAGGATATTATGGCATGTTATCGAATTTTCCAATCAACACAATTACACTATTGGGTGATCCATATCAATTGAAATTGAAAGATTTTAATAAATGTTTCACATTGGCGGATATATTATCAGAAAAGTTTCCATGGACGATGACAAAGACAAATCGATTTGGTAAAATGACTTGTAAATTGTTGAATAACATAATGAAAGATTATTTTCCGTGTGACATATCAAGTGATAAAGATGATAAAGTCACTTTTGATACATATAGAACAATGGAACAGATGGTCAATGCATGTACACGGAAACAATTTCAATTTATCACATTGGAGCAAAAACATAAGGAAGATTTCAAAAAATTTCCGAATTTGATTACAACTATCCATGAATCACAAGGATCTACATATGAAAAAGTGATGTTGTATGTGACTGGTGACAATATCAAGAACAACTTAATAGAAGATTATGAATATACTTATGTTGGTATGAGTAGACATAAAAATGAATTGAAAATAGTTACATTAGAAAATGATGAAGTAGCAGTTCGACACTTGAATTATCTAGGATCAATGATAGATGTACAATTAAATTTAGCATCAATCTCAACCTTTAGTGATACTCACATTGTACCTAAAAAAGACATCTTTGATAATCCAATAGATTTGGTTGCAGATAATTACACAGTTGATATAGGACAAGTGGAAGAGATATTAACTAAACATGGTTTTGCAGGTGAAGATGGGGTTATTATAGAAGCAAGGGATGCAACTTTACCAAATGTACCAAAATTTAATTTTGCTGGACAACGTAACAAAGCTAAGTTTAGAATGACTAATGGTTATGTTATACAAAAGCGTATACAGAAATATGGTAGCAGATTGGCTAAACGATCATATGTAAGATATTATAATATGAAAGACAGATTAAAAACAGGTCAAACTGGTATATCACGATATCTTCAATATGCCGATCATAGAAGACCAAAAGCATTTGGTTTGTTACTTGATCCTATAAAAATATTACAGAAAGGCTTCCTAAAATTTACAAAATTCAACACAGTCGAAGAATATTATGCTTATTGTTCTCCAAACGTTGAAGACTTAACATACCATGCACATGAGTATTTAAAATCATTGAATCAGAAAAACTTTGATAGCAAAACATGGGCACAATTGGAACATCTAGAAACTGATTTTAAAAGAAGTATCGACTTCTTTATGAAAGAACAACCAAAATTTCAAGCGAGACCGATAAAAGGTGCATGCGTTTATGGTCCAGGTGAAACAAGATTTCATATAATGGATTTGGTAGATTCAATGCGAAGGCAAGAAGAGGATCAACATCCATTGCCATATAATGAGACATATAAAGCAGGTCAAGGTGTATCATCAGGTAGTAAACAACAAACATTATTATTCGCTGCATATACCCGACATATTAATCAAAAATTGAATGATTGTATGGCAACTGTTGAATCCAAAGGTTTTGAAGCAGTATATGCCACAAATGAATCTGATGCAAACATTGGTTTAAAATTTGCTAAGGGTTGTGGACAATCTGTGATGCGTAATGATGCAAAACATTTATGCACTGATTTTAGTGAACATGATACTTCCCATTCATATATTGTATTGTTATGGAAATGTTTGGATTTTATTGGAATGGGATTTGATCTCAGATTAGTTCAAAGTTTCTTTGATGCTTATGCGACTTGGAGACAATCAGCAAAATTTGAGGGTCAAAATTTCACAATCTATAATGATTTAATGCAGCATTCTGGTTCAGCAGATACGATACATGGTAATTCTAAATTAACTATGGGTGCAAATGGTGCATGTTTTGAGTTTAAAGGCATTAAATTTGCTGGATTTAAAGGTGATGATACTGATGTATTTGCAAAATCGTATACTAAATTAAAATGTTGGCATTATGGAACTTTAAGCAAATTAAGTAGAGAAATGAATAAAGATGTTGCTGAATTATTTGGATTCAATTTGAAGATAGATGAATCACCAGTTGGAGAGTTTATTTGCAATTTTGTAGTACCACACGGATTCTTTCCAGATATAATACGAAGAACTGCACGCATAATATCAACAATACATGCGTCTGAAGCAAAATTTAATGAAGCAAAATTGAATCTAGCAGAGTGCTTAACAGTTGTAAGCTCACAAGATGCTTTAAATACAGGCATTGAATATGCTAGAGAGTATTATAATTACAACGGCATTAATATATCAAGCGATGAAATATACACTTTGTGGAAATACTGTGAAAACATCGTTCGTGATTCGAAATTAGGTCCACCCGAAACTTACAATATCGAAACATTTGATACAGCCGACGTAATTACCGACAATATCCAATGTCAGAATAAATACATGTAATACAATTTCTTTTTCTAATAATATTTAATCAAGCAATTTTATTATTTATCTTATATTTAATCACATTATTTTATTTATCTGATAATCATGGTTTATCGTGGTAACAATCGCAATCGAGCCAATAACAATCGTATGATGAATAACAAACAATATGTAACTGTTCGTAGAGACAAATATGTTAATTTGATTAGTGGTAAGAAACAACAGTCACAAAATAAACGAAAACAACCTCCACAACAACGTAAACAAAGACCAATTCAAAGGCCAATACAACAAGTTAGAACACAGGTTTTTAGACCAACTAATAGAAAACCATTGAGACAAGCAGCAAGAAAAACTAATATGATGAATGATCCTTATGCAATGTGTCGTTTAACACCATTTCAATCACGTGGATTAGCTGATGGCATTCCAGATGGTTCAGATGTACGGAAAATTTTGTTGGATCATCGTATGAGTAATACTTTTACATTTGGGTCATCAGGTATGTTTAATATACTAATAACACCTTGTATACCATCATCAATTTGGTTCAATTCTATGAATAATGATTCAACATTCACAGTAAACGGTACAACATACCCCTACAACATTACTGATTTCAACTGGTTGGCTAATACTATACAACAACCTGAATGGAGAGGAATACCTGTTACATTGTTGGATCAGATAGGTAAATTTGATAATGCAGGATCGATTTATAACTCTGGCAAATGTAGGTTAGTCACAGTGGGTTGGTCATTAACATTCATTGGCACTACAGTTCAAAATTCGGGTCAAATACAAGTACAATCAATTGGGTTGACACTGGGTGACAACATACCTAATATGGATACTTTTTCAGTTTACAACTCACAAAGTCCATCTAATAAATCCTGGAATAATGGACAGGTTATGATTAGAACTTTGAATTGTCAACCATTATCTGATGGAGCAATGTCGGTTGAAACGAAAGTCATCCCATTACGTTCAGGTGCACATGGTGTTTTGAAACACGTAGCAGATGAATATGAATGGACTGATGTAACACCTAATTTATGTTTTATTGCATCACCTGAAGAAGAGCGAATTTGTTCACTTAAGCATAATGAAAATGGAACATCAGAGAATGTAATGGCCCATTGGCCACATTGTGCAGCTTTTGATGATGACTGGTCAACAACAAAATTGAAGATAACAGGAGGAACTACGGGTGCTTCTTTTGTATTAGATACAATCTATTGTGTAGAATATGTACCATCTATTACAAGTGACACATATGCAATTGCTAAGGGATCAAAATCTGAGAAACCAACTCTACTTAAGAATGTTAATGATGCAGCCAAATCATTACCTATAGGTTCAATTGGATCAGCTATTGATGTCTTGAAAACAGGTGCTGCAATTGCTGCCGCAGTATTTTAATATATTATATATATAATCCGTATTTAGAATAAATAAATATACGAATACTCTTCTTTTTCTAATAATATAGTTATGACGTTAAATTTGATTAAATCACATTTTAGTTGTGCCATTTCGAAATCATTGGTTGCATTACCTTATAATTGTCCTTGCGGACATTTATTTGATGCAGTCAATATATTTACATGGGTCAATACTAATAATACATGTCCAGTATCTAGATTACCATTATTGGTGCAAGATTTAACATTTAATAATACTGTTTATCAATTCTTACAAGAGTTGAGATTAACAGATGATACTGATGTACATGATTGTGCGACAACAACAGCAACAGAAATATCAAGGGGAGATGATACGATAGCTATGGACGACTTTACTGGTACAAATGATTTAGGAGTTCAAACTGATGAATTTCCGCCATTGGTCGAACCTTTCGTTTATTTAGGCAATGAGGTTATAACAGTTGCTAATTTAAATGAAAATGAGCGTCGTTATTTAGGTTGTGGTAAATTGGTTGATTTGGCAGATGGAATTTTCAATCCCATTTCAACAAATCCGCATTTAGAACAAGTTGTTGATCGCTTTAATATGGAATATATTCGTACTTTGATTCCAATAAGAGCAGACCATCCAAACATAGTCATCAACAAATATGCTTATCAAACACGTTTCGATTTAGTTGCAACAGCAAAATTACTATGTAGGCAAGGTTATTTTGTTTATGATCTATTCAAGATAGGCATGCACGATGATTTAAATCAATATGTCTTATATTCAACACCCATCCTAGTCACAGGACAACGTAATATTTTATCAAAATATAAACGTCTAACAAATTGAGGTTTTCTAGCAATCTTTCCTCAATTATAATCATGATTGCATTATTCTTTATTTTATTCTCCTTATTTTTCTTTTTTCTCTTTCTTTCTTAAATACATTTATTAGGTGACGGTG